GCCACCGGTACCTCCTTTGAAGCCGAAGATGCCACCGGTACCTCCTTTGAAGCCGAAGATGCCACCAGTACCGGGTAAAACACCATCATCATCTTTAAGTGATAGCTTAAAAGAAAAATATATAGGTCAAGCTTTTGATGTAGTTGGTGCTACTGCTACGTACAAGAAATATAAAGTTCTTGATGATAGTGAAATTAAAACATTAGAAACTATTTTGGATAAAGTTATGACTGGTTTCCAAAATCTTAAATAATAGTACTTAACCGCATACCGTAAGATCTGCCCTAAGTCATTTGCCCCGCTATAGTCTCTGTATTATAGTTCTGAAGCTCGACCTTATAGGTTGAGCTTTTTTTATTATATTTATTACAAATAAGTTATATGAAAAAATGTAACAAATGTAATATAGAAAAATCATTAGATCACTATGCTAAACGCAAAGAATCAAAAGATGGTTATAATGTAATTTGTAAACAATGTGTTAGTGATTATTATAAAAGCAACAAACAACAAGTTTTTAATAAACGAAAGTGGTTTTATGATATAAAAGCAGAATTAAAGTGTGAAAGGTGTGGTTTTAGTCATCCCGCTGCTTTAGATTTTCACCATAAAGATCCCTCTAAAAAATCATTTGGAATATCTGCTAATAAACACGTTGGTAAAGAAAAAATACTTGAAGAAATAAAAAAATGTGAAGTATTATGTTCAAATTGTCATCGCATAGAACATGCCTCTTTTTATAATTTAACATTCAATTAATTCACATATATTTATATATATAAACCTGTTATGGCTGAACAAAACATAAAAGATATAATTAAGCAGGAGTTCGTAAAATGTGCTCAAGATCCTGTTTACTTTATGAAAAAATATTATTGGATTCAACACCCACAAAGAGGTAGAATTCAATTTGGATTATATCCGTTCCAAGAGAAGGTATTAAGTATATTTAAGAATAATTCCTACTGTATAACAAATAAATCAAGACAGTTAGGTATCTCTACACTAGTATCAGCTTATTCATTATGGCTGATGCTATTTAATAAAGATAAAAACGTGCTTGTAATCGCTACTAAGCAGGAAACTGCTAAAAATATGGTTACTAAAGTACGTTTCGCTTATAATAACCTCCCCTCATGGTTAAGACTAAAAGCAGTCGAAGATAATAAATTATCACTTCGATTAGCAAATGGTTCTCAAATTAAAGCAGTTTCAGCGTCTGGGGATGCTGGTCGTTCCGAAGCTGTATCTTTACTTGTAATAGATGAAGCTGCGTTCATTGATCAAATTGAAGATATATTTGCTTCTGCTCAACAAACACTAGCTACGGGTGGTGGATGTATAGCTATATCTACTCCTTATGGTACTGGTAACTGGTTTCATAAAACATGGACTAGAGCTCAATCAGCTGAAAATAAGTTTGTACCTATTAAATTACCTTGGACAGTCCACCCTGAACGAACTCAAGAATGGCGAGATGAACAAGATTCATTATTAGGACCTAGAAACGCAGCACAGGAATGTGATTGTGACTTTACAACTTCAGGTGATACTGTAATTGATCCTCCAACATTAAACTTTTATATAGATTCCTTTATGAAGGAACCAATGGATAAAAGAGGTATTGATGGTTCACTTTGGATTTGGGAAATCCCAGATTACTCTAAACAATATGCTGTTATAGCCGACGTAGCTAGAGGTGATGGTAAAGACTTTTCAACATTTCATATTATTGATGTAGAAACAGCAATACAAGTAGGTGAATTTAAACAACAACTACCGACTCGTGACTTTGGTAACTTGCTTGTTGGTATAGCTACTGAATATAATGATGCTTTACTTGTAATTGAAAATGCTAACGTAGGTTGGGCTGTAATTCAGCAAGTGATAGACAGAGGATATCGTAATCTTTACTATTCTCCAAAAATGGATATGGCAATGGGTAACGTTGAACAATACCTTACCAAATTTGAAAATTCAAGTGGTATGGTTCCTGGATTTACTACTTCTCTTCGCACAAGACCACTTGTTATCTCAAAGATGGTGTCGTATATTCACGAGAGAGCTTGTACTATACAATCTAAACGATTACTTGAGGAATTAAGAACATTTGTTTGGAAAAATGGTAAGGCACAAGCGCTTGATGGGTATAATGACGATTTGGTAATGGCTTGGGGTATCGGGATGTTTTTAAGAGATACAGCTTTATCTTTTAGACAACAAGGTCTTGACATGGCTAAAGCTTCTATTAGTGGCATTTACAAAACGGGTAACGATTTATCGCCTGTTTATTCTCCTAATAACGGGAATTTTATGTCTAACCCATACCAAATGGATTTACCCCACGAACAATCAGAAAATATAAATTGGTTGTTAGGTTAATAAATATTTATATAATATAAACAATAATATGGCTGAAAATTCACTATTTGGTAGACTTAAAAAACTCTTTTCTACAGATGTTATTATTCGTAACGTAGGAGGTAAAGAGCTTAAAGTAATGGATACAGATGGTATCCAAAGACTCGGAGTTATCCAAACAAACTCATTATACGACAGATATGCTCGTTTATATACCACATCTGGTGGTATCAATTACAACCTTTCTCAACAACTAAACTACCCTACTACACGTGTTCAGCTATATGCCGACTACGAGGCAATGGATACAGATGCCATATGTGCTTCTGCCCTTGATATAATAGCAGATGAATGTACTTTACGCAATGAGCAAGGAGAAGTATTACAAATTAGAAGTAGTGACGAAACAATTCAAAAGATTTTGTATAACTTATACTACGATATATTAAACATTGAGTTTAATTTGTGGTCTTGGACTCGTAACATGTGTAAGTATGGTGATTTCTATCTTAAATTAGAAATTAGTGAAAAGTTTGGTGTATATGGTGTTATTCCATTCTCATCTTATAATATTTTAAGAGAAGAAGGATATGACTTACAAAAACCACAATCAGTACGTTTTAAATACGATCCTACTGCTCAAGCAACATCACCTTTAGGATATGTTTTATCCTCTCCCTTAGTAGATCAAGAAGGTAAAGGTGTTTATTTTGATAACTATGAAATGGCTCACTTTAGATTATTAAGTGATTTTAACTATTTGCCTTATGGTAGAAGTTATTTAGAACCAGGACGTAAGTTATATAAACAACTAGTGTTGATGGAAGATGCGATGTTAATCCACCGTATTGTTCGTGCTCCTGAAAAAAGAGTATTCTATGTTAACGTAGGTAATATTCCACCTAATGAGGTAGAAGGTTACATGCAGAAAATGATGAACAAGATGAAGAAAACTCCAGTTGTTGACCCACAAACGGGCCAATACAACTTGAGATATAACATGCAGAACGTACTTGAAGATTTTTATATACCTGTTCGTGGTGGTGATACAACAACCAAAATCGATACTACAAAGGGTTTAGATTATGCGGCTATTGAAGACGTAACATACCTTAGAGATAAATTATTCTCCGCTTTAAAAATCCCTAAAGCGTATTTAGGCTATGAAGGTGAATTGAGTGGTAAAGCTACATTAGCTGCCGAAGATATTCGTTTCGCTCGTACAATTGAACGCATCCAGAAGATATTAATCAGTGAATTGACTAAAATTGGTTTAGTTCACTTATATGCTCAAGGTTATACTAATGAACAATTAACAAACTTTGAATTATCATTAACAACTCCATCAATTATATACGATCAAGAACGTATTGAATTATTAAAATCTAAAATTGAATTAGCCGGTAGCATTATGGAAAATAATTTAATGCCTACTGATTGGATCTACGATAATATCTTACACTTATCTGAAAACCAGATTTCTGAAATTAGAGATTTACTTGCTGAAGATAAAAAACGTGAATTTAGATACGAACAAATCAAAACTGAAGGTAACGATCCCGCAGAATCAGGTCAAGCATATGGTACACCTCACCAATTAGCATCATTGTATGGTAAAGGTAGACAATCCACACGAACTAAAGACGATGTGCCTAAAGGATATGATGAAGATAATGATCAATATCCTGAACAACCAATTCCAGGAAGACCTGAAAAAGGTGTTGATCATAACGATCAAGATAGTAATTTTGGTCGTGATAGATTAGGTAAAGATGATCTTAAAGGTGCTGGTAAAGATGCCGACGGAATGGACAAATATAATGTAAAGACTCGTGCTAATGTTAACGCTAACATGAAGCTTGAATCTATGAATACCAACGCAATATTCTTTAAAAACAAAAATATGTTTGAGGACATGAAATTTTCACGCAAAATCAACCTTTTTGAGCAAAGCAATTTGTTAGACGAGGACAATATCCGCGAGGAAATCAAATAAATTAAATATTTATAATTAGTAGCGTTCTACAATCATGAAAGTTAAACATAGTAAATTTAAGAATACTGGTATTTTGTTTGAGCTATTGGTGCGTCAAATTACGGCGGATTCCATGGTTAATCAAAATTCTAAAGCATTGGGATTAATTAAAAGATATTTTATTAATTCTGAAATGGCTAAAGAAAACAAACTTTACCAGTCTCTAGTTAATTCTGAACAATTAACAGAGCAAAAAGCTAATGTTGTTATTTCTACTATATTAGAAATGTCAACAAAAATTGATAGAGTTAAGTTAAATAAAGAAAAATTTAATTTAATTAGAGAAATTAAGACATCGTATGATTTCCAAGATTTCTTTAAAGCCAAAATCAATAATTACAAAACATTAGCATCAATCTACGTATTATTTGAATCTTATACTGATAAAAAATTCAAAAATCCAGAAACGATTATTTCAAGCAAAATTAGTATTTTAGAGCACTTAACAAGAAGTAAATCTCCAACTAATTTATCTCCAATTGTTGAAGAATTTCTACAACAAGACAAAGCTAATCGCGTATTAGTTCAAAAGATAATGCTTGAAAAATTCAATAAAAAATTCTCAACACTATCTGATGAACAGAAAGAAGTATTACGTGAGTATATTCAAAGTATTTCTGATTCTACTAATTTAAAGAAATTTTTAAATGAAAAATTCAGACAAGTTAGATTAGATTTGCTTGACTTACAAAAATCAATAGACGAACCTGTAACTAAAATTAAGGTTCAAGAAGTTATAACACTAATCAGTCCAATTTTGGAATCTAAGAAGATTAAAGACGAACAAATTTCAGCTTTACTTCAATACCAAGAATTAGTTAACGAACTTAAGAGAGTTAATAATGGTTAGAATAAAATTAGCTAAGAAAAAAACAAATGAGATGTCCGGAACCGGTGGTTCCGCATCTGCTACTCCGGGTACCGGAGCTCAATATGCTTCTCCAAAAGCATTCCCAAAAGTTGCTTCTGATTATAACAAAACATTCGGTACACATTTTGCTCCATCAATTCCAAATCGCCCTTCAAAAGCGATCACATACAAAGAATTATGGGAAGCCGGTGAATATGATTCTTTAGTTAGTATTTTAAAACAACTAGGTGCTGAAAAAGATTCTATTAAAGTGCTTTTAAAAGCAGTAGAAATGGGAGCTTTAAAACCCTCTGATGCTGTTATAATTACAAAGAAAGCATTAGGTATGAAAGAAGGATATGGTGAGTTTGATATGGAAGATGATGGACCCGATTATAATAATATATCTGACTTAGAAGATGAATTACGTAAACTTGTACGTTGGTCTAACCAATATGGAAGTAAAGGCGCTGATGCTCAAATTGATCAACTAAGAAAAAGAATAGAATATCTAAAATCACAAGTTACAAACGAAGAAACAAGTGACGATGCTGA